TTGAGGTCGAGGATGTTGGTGCTGGCCGCGCTGGCCAGATCCTGCGCTTCGCTGAACATGAGGTTCTTGTCGATATTCATTGTAATTCTTTCCTTGGGGTTGGTCCCGCCCTGCCCGCGCGGCGCGCGGATTTGGCGCGCGCCGCGCGTGACGGTGGCGGAATGGGTTTAGCTCGCCGCCGGGACAACCGTCTCGTTGACTTCGAGGCACTCGAGCTTGCGGATCGGGATGCCGTCGAAATGCATCACCTCCTGCCCGCCGAGGTCTTTGAACGTGAAGCTCGTGACGAGCACCTGGCGGCGCGTCTTCACCGCCAGCCACTCGTAGACGCTCTCCGGCATGTAGAACACCGGCTTGAGGCCGCCAGTCTTGACGCGCGTCTTGAGGCGCAGCATGTCCTCGCCGAGGTCTTTGTCGAGCGTCGTGAGGTTGTTGCTCTCGATGTTGCAGATGCGGCCGCAGGACCGGAAGTCCTTGACCGTCAGGCCGACGCGCCACTTGAAAAACTGTTCCTTCACTTCCAGCCGGCTGATGTCGTCGGCCATGGTGATGGTGTTTTCTTTGACCGGTCCGCGCTCGAGCCCGCCCTTGCTGCCGCGCGGGAAGTGCAGGTAAGCTCCGCGGCGTCCCCAGCCGATCAGCCAGATCGAGCGCAGCGCGGTGTTGCTGGCGCTGGTCGAGCGGGCCGAAGACTGGATGCAGTAGTGGGCGCTCGTCTTGGGGTCCGTCCCGCCGTAGGCGTTGTAGACGGGCTCCAGGCCGTTGAACTTCTTGGCGTTCACCTTGATGTTGCCGTAGAAGATCGCCTCGGCGACCTCGTTGCCCATCGCCTCGGCGTGGCTGAACGCCTCGTCCAGCATCTCCTCGGCCCCGTTCGGGCTGTCGTCGATCAGCTCCTTGTCGACCTGGATCAGGCTCTTGAGCGTTCCGATCGCGTTGCTGACCTGTTTCTTGCTGCCCTTGCTGGGCTGGACGCCTTCGTAGTAGGCCGTCCACGTTGCGTCCGGCAAGCCCGTCCGGATTGTGGTCCGGTCGTTTTCCCTGCCGTTCGCTTCCTTGACAACCGCGTCCGCGAGCAGCTCGGAGTTCGCCTCCAGCACCAGCTCCACGATGTCGCGGTCGAACGACCCGTCCTCTTTGAGACCGTTGTAGAGGTCCCGCAGCGTCGGGTTGCGTGTTCCCTTGATCGCCATGATTCATTTCCTCCGTTGCCCCCGCGAACAGCCGCAGGGAGATTGTGTCATTTGCCGCCGTACATGCGGTCGGCCAGGGAGCGCTCGGCCGCGCCGCCCTTGTCGCCGCCGGGCGCGCCGTCGCGCGTGAGGCCCCGGCCGATCTTGGCCAGCGCCTCGATGATGTCCGGATCGCTGCCGAACGCCTCGACCCGCGCGAGCCGCTGGAAAAGTTCCTTGCCGAACACGTGCTCGCCGCCGCGCCGCCCCTCGGCCACGAAGCGCTTGATGTCGGCCCCGAAACGCTTGCCGCACTCGTCGCGCATGGACTTCATGACCGCGCGGTCGGCCTCGTGCGCCGCCCTGTACTGGCCCGAGACGTGCTTGGCGTAGGCCGCGATGATCTCGTTGGCGGCCGCGTCGCCGATCTTGTGCTTGATAAAGAGCGGGGCCACCGTCTTGAGCGCTCCGTCGTCCCATGCCGGGGCCGGGCCTCCGTCGCCGCCGGCCAGGTCGATCTTTTTGATCTTCGCCAGGTACGCGTCGATCTCTTCCGGCTTCACGTCCGGATCGGCTTTCTCTTTCTTCTGGCCGACGTCCTCGTCGCCGGCCAGAATCGAACCACCCGCGCCGCCCTCGTCATCGTCGCCGGCCAGCAGCGAGCCCGACGCGCCGTCGCCGTCATCGCCGCCGCCCGCCCCGCCGTCCAGGACGGACCCGCCGCCGCCGCCTTTGTCTCCCTCTCCGCCCGCGCCGCCGCCCGCGCCGCCGTCCCCGTCCTCCGGGGCCATGAACATGTAGCCGAAAACCTTCTTCATCGCGTTTCCTCCGTCATTCTCTGCCGCGCGGCCTGGATCTCTTCGTTCCAGCGGCCCACGCGTTCGTTGTTCTCCTGCATGGCGCGGGCGACCGCCGCCTGCGCCGCCCGGTTGCACGCGCCCAGCAGGTCTGCCCCGGCGTCGCGCCGCCCGGCCGCGTAGGCCAGCCGCACCGCGTCGCCGTCGCCGCAGCCCGTGCGCTGCCACACGCCGCTCTTGGCGAGCAGCCCCATGAGCGCGCGCCGCCCCGCCGGCGTCTCCAGCACGGACGCGATGTCCGCGTCGAGCTGCGCGTTGCGCTCGGCGGCCTGCCGCTCTAAAACCTCTCTCACGCTCACAGCATCCCCCCTCCGATCGGCCCGGCCGCGCCGAGCAGTGTCTCCAGCGCGCTGGCCCCGCCCGCGCGCGTCTCGCTGAGTGTCTTGGCGGCGTCCGCGTAGCCCGGCACCTGCCGCCCGAGCTCGGCCCGCGCCGCCGCCTGCTGCATCTCCTGCTCGGCCTGGGCGCGCCGCTCGCGGATCTTGCGCACGTCTGCGTCGGAGCGGATGCAGCCGCCCGGCACGGCCAGCGCCTGCGCCGCCTCGTCGAGCATCTGGTCGTAATCGATCTTGTCGGCGCTCTCGGGAGACGCGGCGAGCAGCCCGCCCGCGAACTGCGAGAAGCGCATGATACCGCCCAGCCTCGCCTCTTCCTGCTGGCGCATGTGCAGCGTGGAGACATATTCCGCGATGAATTCCTCGCCGCCCATCGCCTCGGGCGGTTCCGGTATCAAGCCGTGTTCGGACATCACCGTGAAGACGGCGTCAATCAACGGGTCAAAGAGACCGTGGTTGAGGTTGGTCAGCACCGGTCCGAGCAGGCTGATTTTTTCTCCGCTCATTTCCTCGACCTGACGCGCCGTCATCTGCGTGTTGGAGGTGTTGGCGACCGTCAGGATCGCGTTGAACAGGTCGGCGTAGAACACGCGGCGCAGCCGCGCCTCGACCTGGGAGATTTTCATTTCGACCGCCTGCACGTCCGGCGGCTGGTCGATCAGGCTGTGCAGCGATCGGTCGCGCCCCATGCTCTCCGGATAATAGGTGATGCCGCCGGGATAGGTGTTGACCGCGCGGCCCTCCATCCCTTCCGGAGCGGCCAGCGGCGGGTCCACGCGCTGAGCGATGGCCTTGAGCGAATCGAGCTCCAGCCGGTACAATTCAAGCACCTCGGGCATGCCGATGCGCCCCGGGCCGGTGCCGTAGACGCTGTCCAGCACGTCCCAGCGCGGGCACAGGATGGGGTTGTAGCCGTATCCCCGGATGTCGATGATGCCGGACGTGTCTTCGCCGCCGCACTCGTCGCGCGTCTCGGACCACCACACGGAAGCGAACGGCGTTTTTTCCCGGTCCAGGTCGGGGAATCGTCCGCCCGCGTTGGGGCACACCAGGTTCCAGAGCGCGAAGCGCCGCTCGTCGCTGCCCGCCTCGCACGCGCGGGACGCGCCTTCTGGACAGCGTTTCTCGCCGAACTCCTCCAGGATCTCCCGCGCCGTCATGGAGACGCGGCGCAGCAGCACGTCGACGCGCCCGCGCCGCGTGCTGCCGATCCAGAACGCGCCCGTGTCGATCACGCGCACGTCGAGGATGTCCTCGGGATGGTCGCCCGCCACGATCGCCGCGCCTGTCCCGAACAGGATCGTGTGCGCGAAGAGCTGTCCGATGCTGCCGTAAGCGTTGGACTGGTCGAGCAGCGCCGCCATGCCGCGCGTCACGGCGTCGAGCCACTGCGTCCACGCCGGGTTCTCGGCCTGCGCGCGGTCCTGCCCTTTGAGGCGCAGGCGGAACCACTGGCGAGACTCGTTGGCCGTGCCGCTCTTCATGGCCGCCGCCATGCGCCGCAGCTCGGTGCGCGGCGTGGAGGTCAGCAGCTTGCGGTCGCGGCGCGGCGCGGCGCGGCGCTCCACGTCCGGATCGTCCTCGAAGAGGGCGCGGCCGAGGTCGGGCTCGTAGTGCTCTGAGAGCGTCTTCCAGACGGCCTCGTGCGGCTCGCGCTCGCGCTTGAGCGAGGCGGCCCGCTTGTCGAGCCAGCCGCGCAGCTCCTGCATGTCCGTATTTGGGAAAAGCCTCATTACGAGGGCCTCCGGTCAGCCGCCGATGGTTTGCGACCCGCCGGCCTCCGCCGGATCGAAGCGCGTGAAGGTCGATGCCAGGCCGCGCCGCAGCGCCTGCTCGCGCGCCGCGGCGTCGGACGCCTCGGCCGACTTCGCCGCCGCGTACTTCATGGGCTCCGCGGGCGGCTGGGCCTTGGGCACTTTCGGTGCGGATGAGCACATGGT